GGCTCTAATGCGTCCAGCTCCCATGATTCATACCCATACTTGCGTATATATTGTGACGCTCTGCTGTCCGTTAGCTTTGCTGGGTTCGGAGGAGGACAGTAATACTCTATCTGCTCCATTGTCAAAGCCACACGTTTAACTTTTACGTCAGCCCCAAACAGCCACAGCCTTTCTTGTATGTCTCTGGTCATATCAATGCCGCTAGGGTCATGGTCTCCTAAATGGATGATATAGCAGTTTTCTCTAACCTCATTCTGCTTTATAAACCTCTGCGCTGCCGCCCACATTTCAGACTGAGAGGTATAGCCTCTACAGGAAAAATACGGCGTGTCAATACTCCTACTGGCTTGACCTACTATGTCTACAAGAGCGTCTTTTTCTACCCAAACCTCTACATAGTTCGGCTGCTCATCCCACTTATCCAACAAATAACTATATTCTGCTGCCCTGATCACACTGTCAGGCGTTGTCCAGTGGCTATTTTTTCTGATATTTCTGGTTCTATCTGTAATAGCGTGCCAGTCTATTAAACCGGCTAATCTTCCGTCATTTATCAGGTTTCCTACGTTTTTATAGCTTCTCTCATTGTTGGGTATGTAACCACGTGCTACCAGCTGATAGTACGCCTGTCTAAGCGTCAGCTCATAGCCCATACTGCTATACTCGTTAATTACCTGATTTATTAAATGTATCAAGTCCAGACTCGCCGGTCTGAAATTTATCTCTTTATAACAAATTTTAGGCATTGCGTTCCTCCTCTCTTTCCAGTAGCTCTATTACCCTGTCAAGTTTCTCACTCACTAAACCGGCTATTGCAGTAAACCATAAGCCGCCAAGTATAAATAATATAAATGCACCCATATATTAGTCCTCCTCTGCCAGCTTCTTATACTCCAGTGCTTTACGCTCCGCTCTTACATAGGCGTCTATATGCTCGGTAAGTTCATCCATAGCTATAAGCCCCTTTTCCGTGTCACTGTATTGTACGTAGTGCTTACAAATTGCGTTAGCCACTGACATAACAGAGCCGTCTCCTACTTCCAGCTGTATAACCGCTGCCGCACTCTTTAGCCCCTCTGCCACACGAACCGGCAGCACCTTCTCAGTGTTCTGAGCTTCAACGCCGAAAAATGCGTCATTGATTAAATCTAACGCTTTATCAAGCTTCTTCTCATCTGCACCAGAAATAAATATACAATCATTGCCAGCATTATTAGCTGTTTTATGCACCCACTTACCTGTCTTTAATACACAATCCCTACATTTCGTAAGCTGACAATAGTTACCCACCATTTTTCTCTTTTCCGCTTCCGTCATAAATTCACCTCTCTATAAACCTTTCCTTTCTGCCGCTGCCTCCCCCTCGTACACTCTGATACTGGTACGATAGTAGAATATCAGCTCTGTTAAAAATTCCTCTTGCGCTACTAAAATATCTCTTGCCTCTCTCAGCTTCGCTACTTCCTCCAGGCCTCTACAGTAGTCATACAGAGCCGTGTTAGCCATGCCCTCAGCCTTTGCCTTTGCCATTTGCCGCCCCAGCTCTGTACGATACTTATACTCTGCGGTAGCTCGCTGCTCAGAGACCTTATAGCGCTTGTCTATTGTTTGCCTGAGCTTTTCCATGCTCGTAAATAGATTTTTAACTATTTCTTGCACTCGCTACCTCTCCTTTGGTTTGGTACGTTTTCCAGCACTTACAGCAGATCACTATTTTTCCCTTACGATTCGTCTGGATTTCCACGTAATTTATTGCTGGATTTCCACAGTCCCTACAAGTCTCAAAAGTAAGTTTTTCCTTTTTACCAGCCATAACCTCACCTCAGCTACTCAATATACTCCAGCTGGCTCATAATATCTGCCGGTATATTGCCCTCCCAAACGTAGCTATTTTTTAACACGTAATTGTTATACGTGCTGGCGGTCTTGTTAGCCCTCATTTTTGCCTGTTCAGCCCAGCCCACCTTTTCCGCATTGTCAGAGTCCTTATACTGCTCATAGGTCAAAGCGTCTGCATTATAGGAGCTAATCATAGCTCTACAGCTGTCCTCTACCTCTTTTCTGGTGTCGTATCTGGTCAGATCGTCTACCTTTTGTACGTCATGGAAATAGGAGTTAATGGCTGCTCTGCCGGTGGGTGTCATGTAATAGATACCAAAGAACACGATAACCGCCACAATTACCACGCCTACAGCTGCTCCAATCTTTTCGCCGGTACTCATATTACTCACCTACCTTTACAATAGGGTCAGATACCTCAAACGGAATATCTGAGTATAAGTAAGTCCCTGTCCACTCAATATACTTGCCGTCAGGCGTAAAGAAGAAAATACCGTTATCATTTTCTCCGTAACTGCCGTCTACGTCTGCTAACCACACATTTTCATCATAACTACCGTCTTTTGTTTCTCCTACAACCTCGTAATATTCGCTGTCAGGCGTAAGGTAACTGTTAAGGCTGCTTACTTTTCCGTCTACGATAAATCTACCCACGGTACTACCGCTCTCGGTAAACAGGACAATATAGCCCAGCGGCTTCTCAATCTCACAGATAAGAGTATTAGCCTTTTCTCTCTGTCCGTTTACCCAGTACGCTCTCCTGATCAGGTTATAACGCTCCAGTGAGTAATTAATGTCTGTGGGTGTAGACTGGTTACTAGCCAGCTCATCGGCTACGTTAATTGTGTTATTCACGTCTGCCTCCGTGTCATAGGCTGCCGTAACGTCATACTCACCACAGCCACACAGTAAAAGTACTCCTAACACCAAAAATAAAGATAAAAATTTTTTCATAGTTCAATCCTCCATAATGTTTTTTTAGTTGAATGGTAATTCTTCGTCAATTCCGTCAGGAATGTTCATAAAGCCGTCTCCCTCTGTACTCGGCTCTGGTCTCCTCGGTGCGCTGTATTCCGCCTGTCCGTCCGCTGCCTCCGCTTTCTTTTCACCGGTAAAATATACGTTGCCTACTTTGACCTCTGCTGTATTCACCTTAAAGCCCTCTTTGTTGGTGTAGCTTCCCAGCTCCAGACTGCCGGTTACTGCTATCATGTTACCCTTACCAAAATACTTTTCGATAAACTCGCCGGTCTTATTCCACGCCACACAGTTAATAAAGTCCGTTTGCGGTCTTTCCTCATCCGCTGCCTTATAGTCTCTCTCCACAGCTAAGGTAAATCTGGTGACAGAGTTCGTACTACTCTGTAAAAACCTTGTCTCAGGGTTACGCACCAGACGCCCCATAAGAGTAATATGGTTAAGCATTAGTTTTCACCTCCCCTCGTTACAAAACTGCTAAGCTCCAGCTGGGGCTTCTTTTGGGTTAAATAAAACTCCACACCCTTACCCTCCGTGACCTTATCAAAAAGAGCCTCTTTCTTTACAAGCTCCTCATAGCGTGCCAAATCAATAGTTACTGTCTGCTTATCCATGCTGCTACCTCCTATAAATCTCCGTTCATATATTCCTTGTAATATTCCCTTAACTCCCTGTCCCTGAGCTTTACAGCTGACGGACTATTAGAGCCACTGGAGGAGTTGCTGTTATAAATCTGGCTTTTACTGATACCACGCCCATTAGACGTGAAAAACTCCGCTACAAACCCACCAAAATTCATAGCCGGTACTCCGCTCCTGTATGTCTCCAGCGCCAGCGGTATCATACTGATCAGGTGAGTTCTGGTATAGAGCTTTTTAGCCGCTCTCACCGCTGTCACGCATAAAGGCTCATCCACTAACCAGTCATGAGCTAACTTAATCTGCGTCAGAGCGTCCCTTACCGCCGCTGCCTGATCGTCCGTTATCTCAGTCTCGATAATGTACGGTCTGATAAACTCATTCTTTAAACTCGGCTCATCCACGCTCAGCATAACAAGGGCTTTCATAACAATGTCCTCATGCGTATACCGGTTAAGCTGGCTCTCCTTTAATGCGTCCGTAAAAATCTCATGGGTACTAAGCTCCTTGATTTTCTCAAAGGACTTTGCCTTTACTCTGGTCAGCTCTATAGCTGTGAGCGGCTTGCCGTTATTGAGCCGGTAAAACATTTCGTTAACCTCATCCTCCGTAATATCCTCAAAGTAATACACGGTCAGGCTATAGCTTATAATGTCATCCTGTGTCTCCTCAGGCAGCTCAGAGAATAACTTACCCTCCAGCTCCTCACTCACGCCGGTTAAGGCGTACTCATTGTTTAAATACTCCGTGATAGCACTGGAGCGCTGTTTGCCGTCCAGCATATCAAATACCTTATTCTCGTCACGTCTGGCGTAAAATGCCGGTATAGGATAGCCTATAATCATAGACTCAATGAGTAGGGACTTTCTCTTAACGTCCCATACATAACCACGCTGTATAGCGTTATCAAAAGTAATATTTCCGTTCATGCACATTTTTGATAACTGGCGTGCATTCCAGTTAATGTTAGATCGCTTTAACATAAAACCTCCTTTTCTTTTAAACCCAGTAAATCCTATTCTTCATAAGTGACTCAATGTTATAGCACACCCAGCAGCAGCCTTTATTAAATACCTGAGTATGCCCTAAAAACTTGATCCTTTTCTTAAAAATCAAAATTGATAGCTTGTCAGAGTATTTTTCATAAATGGCAGCCCTCGGCTCTGTCTCCAGCGTTGCCAGCGGTAAGAGCAAACAGCACGCCTTTACTTTCCCAGCGTCTATTAACTCAAAGGTACGCTTAATAATAGCGTTTTGAATAGAAAACGGTGGGTTACTAATAAGTAAGTCACAGCCCTCCGGTGGCTCTGTACTAAAAAAGTCATGCCCCAAGTCATCAAAGATATGTGTAGCCTTATACTTCAAATTCAGCTCATCCGCTTTTAACTTAAACTCAGAGTCATAGTTATTAAACGGAAACCAGATAGACTTAAATTCCTCAATATGTATTAGCTTGTAAATATCCTCCACTACATACCGTGGCGTTGCCACATGGTCAGGGCTGTTTTTCTTTTCTAGCTCATAGGCTATATTTAGCTGTGTGTACTCTTGCTGCATTTCCTGTATAACGCCTCCTACAAATAACTTTTTCCAAACTCAGCTATAAAGTCTGCCCTGTCTCCGTATGTCTCCTCATAGGCTGCCTGTCCTATGCGTTTAAGGTACAGGTCTGTCTCTCTGTTCCTATGGGCTGCGTTTTTGCCGTTCCGGTGGCAAGTCTCACCACAGAGCCACACCTTTAAGCCTCGTTTTTCGCTGTGTTTTCTGTTACTTCTCCCAAAGAAAATATGATGTTCTTCTAAGCCGTCATAATAGCCGGTAGGAGTGCAGCAGCCACACAGGTAACATACTTTCTCTGTCTGTATAATGCTTTTCATAATTGCACCAGCCTATATACTGCTACTTTTCGGCCTGTCTGCTCATCCAGCTTTTTACCTACAACCTCCACCACGCCCACACGCTCCAGCTCTGTCAATCTCGGAGCGGCTGCCTGTCTCACAGGGTACGGTATATAATGCCGCTTATACATTTCCTCAGCTATCTCTCTGGCAGTCATGCCCTCGATCTCGCCCTCACCGTCCGGTAAAATGCCCCCTAAAATGTCGGTAATATGCCGGTAAATTGTAGCGGCGTCAAGCGCCTCATAACTATCTCTGCGTGTTTGCTCGGTAATTTTGCTCACCTAACTACCTCCTAACTCTTTTTGCAGTGCCTCAGCCCTTGCCTTAATATCTGGATTCGTTGCCGCTGTCTCTGGTGGAGCTTGCTGGGTTAACAGCATTCTCTCCATAGCCTCATAGTCATATTGCCGCTGTGGGTAGTTATTAAAGGCGTTTGACTTTGGAGCGGCTTTGTGCTTGTCATCATAATTACCCTCCAGCACCTTAGCCATATTAGCGTCCTTAACCATCCAGTCAAAGCTCGCTGACCAGTTCCGGTCATTTTTACCCTTTAAAAAACTGCTAGCCTCAGCCTTTTCAAACAGCCTTTTAAAATCTTCGATAGAGTATGTATTGAGACGTGCTTTAATAGCCTTTTTTCTACTCTCTGAGAGCTTCGTGAGCCGTGGGAACGATACGCAAGTATCGTTATACATATCAGCTATAAACTGATAATTTGTTCTCTTAGGCTCTGCCTCTTTCTCTTGTTCTCTCTCTGCCTCTTTTTCTTTCTCTATCTCTTTCTCTGTGTTGCCTATTGCTGCAATAGTGTTGCATTGCAGCGCTTTCTGTTTTTCTCTTGACTTTCTGGAGCGTATTGTACTGGCTGTCTCACTGCCTACCATTCCACTACAGGTAGTCAATAAAAACTCATCCTCACTTGACTCTACTAAAATACCTTGCGCTGTAAGATACTGCACTGTAATAGCCACGTTTTCCTCACTCTCATCTAGGTCTAACGCCAGCTCAGCCACAAAATTTTCCTCCACATTGTCAAAATACAAAAAGCCGTTATTAGACAGAGACCTTAGCAGCATTTTTAAATAAATAATGGTGTAAGTATCACCACCGGCAATTTTACGTAAGCGCTTAATTTCCTTTTGACCAAAAAAGCCCTCCCTGAGTTTAAGCCAGTAGTACCTCTTATTTACTGTCTCGCTCATGTCTGTCTCCTTTTCTCTCTACTTTGGAACGTTCACGCCGGTAACTTTGCCGTTACTGATCTGTAATGTCGTGCCGTACTTTTCGTGTAAAAGTAAAATATCTTCCAGCGTCAGCTCCTTACTTTTCATGGCGTCACCTCCTCCTTTTCCTTAATCTCATATGTAACCTTAATGTTTTCCTGAGCCTCAAGCAGCTCTATAAGAGTCCTTATAATATCCTCTCCTGTCATATACGCCTCCTCAAAAGTCTAGGTATTCTGTACTTTTTGGGTAAAAAAATATAAATGGGTATCAGCAAGTGGAATATGCAGCAACTCACAAGCCTGTGAAATTTCTGAGCTTTTCCACTCAACCGAACCATTCAAACGCTGACTAAGAGCCGTTTTGCTCATACCCATAGCCTTTGCAAAGACCTCCTGAGTATCAAACACCTCTTTTATCTTAAGTTTTAATCTCTTATAATCCACGTTTTCACCTCCTTAATTTTGTTCAGGTTTTCTGTACTTCACAAGCCTTATTATACTGATATAACTTTTATTGTCAATACCTAAAATACAGATTTCCAAAACTTTTTTTCGCAAATCTGTAATTTTAGTTGTATTTTCTGTACTTTTGGTATAAAATGGACTTATCCAACTACAGAGGAGGTGTAAGTAATGAGGGACGAATATACAAGAGATAATAGAATAGCTCAGGCACTGGAGATGAGAGGCTGGAAACAGGTTGACCTTGTGGAAAGAACCGGCATAGCAAAAAGCTCTATTAACGCATGGGTAAAACAAAACTGGCAGCCTAGACAGAGCGCCTTAATGAAAATGGCGCAAGCGTTAGACGTTTCTGAAATGTGGTTAGCTGGTTATGACGCTCCAATGGAAAGAGCGCCAGAACAGAAACAGGCTGACGCTCTAGTAGAGCTTTTCAAGCAGTTACGATCTGACGCTGAGTTTAAAGAGTTAGTTATTAAAATCCGCACGTTAAGCCCTGAAAACTACCAAACTATTAAACATTTGGTAAATCAGCTCACAGGCTGAGGTTGCGGAGGCGTTAATATACCCTGTATAAAATACAGTAGCTCTAAGTCATTGCAGTTTTGGAGTAATTCTTTAATAGTTTCAATTAAAACAGTTTTTTCATCCATAGCATTACCTCGCTAACAAAATAAAGTAGAGAACACCTGTTTGTATTTTACGACATAATATAAACGTTTGCAATATAGTATATTTTTAGAATTGTAAAAATATGACAATTTATTTAAAGGAGGTCACTATATGTCACCGGTAAATAAAAAATATCAGCGTATAGCCTGTTATATTAGAGTGAGCAGCCAAGAGCAGAAACTTCATGGGCTGTCACTAGCGTCTCAACGTGACATTTTACAGCGTTATGCCGAAAAACATGGACTTAAAATAGTGGAATGGTATGAGGATGAGGGAGTAAGTGGACGTAAACTAATCAGACGCCGCCCAGCGCTCCAGCGTATGCTCAATGACGCTAAGGCTGGCAAGTTTGACCGTATTATTTTTATTAAGTTAGACCGTTATTTCCGCTCCGTGGCTGAATACTATGAGTGTCAGAAAATACTGGAGGCTAACAAGGTAACATGGACAGCTACAGAGGAAAAGTATGACCTTACTACCGCTAACGGACGTTACTGGGTGACTCAAAAGCTG